GTTTAAAAATATCGACATTCAGTGTTGACATTTCCAAACATCTATGAGTCTAATATTACTATCAACGAAGTTTTGCGGCTTTGTTTGATACCATCCTGGAGTGAGAGGTAAACCAGGCACAACTTTCTCAACAAATTTCTTTGCTGGCATAATTGGGATGATATTGGAAGGCCGTTGATCGATCTTGAAAAAACGAGAAACGAGCAAGTTTCGCTGATGCGGCCTTTTCAATTAAAACAGGGATCATAATATATGAGCGGTAAGAATGGCAGACCAGCATATTACACTGATGAAAATACGATGCAGCTGCACATAGACAAATTCTTTGTCATGTGTGAAGCGAAGAAACTAACGCCGACCTTAACTGGGTTGGCATTTTTTTTGGATATGGATCGTATGACGTTGGTAAGGTATAGCCACAAAGAACAGTTTTATATCACGATAAAAAGGGCCAAGTCAAGATGTGAAGCGGCTGCCGTACAACATTTGTTTAAAAACGCTGGCCAGGTAGCTGGTATAATCTTCTCTTTAAAGAACAATTACGGCTGGGAAGATAAGACCGAAGTATCTGGTACTATGGAACATACGCACTTTATAGGTGAATCGATCAATGGCGCTCAGAAGGCGGGCGATACCAGGAATCGGATCTTTGAAAACGCAAACTAAGACAGTTGAGGAACAGTTCGCTGAAGCGATGGTTATCGCTCATAAGGACCTGGTTTCCTTTCGTCTTACAGTGCTGCCGACAACACCAGATGATGTGGATCCAGCGCGTTATCATTACGAATGGTCCGAAAAGCTTTTACATGGAACGAAGAATTACGCGATTGAAGCATTCAGAGAATCGGCCAAAACTCAATATGTACTCCGCTCTTTCTTATTATATTGCATTGTATTTCCCGATATTGCCAGGGATTACATCGTTCTGATCAAGAAGAACACCCGATTGGCCCAGGCCAAACTAAGGGAGATCGAAACCGAATATGACAGCAATCCGATTATTAAGGCGAACGTACTTAAAGTGCGAGAACGATCAAGTGAAGTATTCTCTGTTGATGTCAAAGGGCCAGATGGGAAGCCAATCAATATACGAATTGAAGCTTACGGCAAGGGATCATCAATCAGAGGTTTGGCTCACATTGACAGGCGACCGAAGCTTGTTCTTATCGATGATCCGCAAGATGAAAAGGAAATATCCTCGGAAGTCATGCAGACCGCTGATTGGAATTGGTTTTTGGGCGATGTCATGTTTCTTGGACAATACTGCCGAACGTTTCTTATCGGGAACAACCTTGGCGAAAAATGTATCATAGAACGTATTGCAGCGGATCCCGAAGCATTAAACTTTGAATTTGAACGGCTGGCCATTGCTGATCAAGCGATCGAAACACCAACATGGCCCAGCAAATACACAGTAGAACAGATCAAGAAGGAACGCGAGAATTACAGACGGCTTGGCAAGATAGATATTTGGATGCGCGAACGCATGTGTATCGCGATCGCAGATGAAACTCGGCTCTTTCGCAAAGAAGATTTCAACTATTACAACATCAACACCGCGCCAAAGATCCTGGCGGAATCGAATGTGATTCTGTTGGTTGATCCAGCTGCTTCTCTTACTGACAGCAGCGATTACCGCGCGCTTGTGGCGTTGGCGATCACTCCAGACAACCTTTGGTTCATCCTGGAAGTAAGTTATGGCCGCTTTGACACCATGAAGTTGATCGAGGAAATGTTCCGAATGAGCCAGCAATGGCACATCCGCGACGTTGGAATAGAAGAAGGCGTACTGAAGGCAGCGATCTTACCGTTCTTAACAGCTGAAATGAAGCGAAGGAACCAGTTCTTTGATCCGATACCACTGAAGCATGGCGGCAGAAAGAAGGAAGAACGGATCCGAATGCTGCAACCGAGGTTCAAGGCGCACACAATATATTTCCCAGACAATTCGCATGGCGGTTGTCCTTGGGTAGCAGAGTTAGAAACAGAGTTATTGAATTTCACGATGCAAGGAACAAGAGGATTACACGATGATGTCATTGATGCCCTGGCGTATGCCGAACAAATTGCCCGCGTTCCTTATAGCAGACAGAGCGGACCACAACGGATCACGCCAGAAATGCAACAGGCACAAACAGAGTATAAGGTATTTTGATGTTTAATTACAACCCGATAACGATGGCTTACAGCTTTAATGATAATGGAACGATCCGTTATTTCTTTCAGCTGGATAATCTTATAAAGGCGTATGGATCACTGTAAGAACAAATCAAAACATAAATTCGAAAGCGCATACGGATTGGCCATGATCTGTACTGTATGCGGGAAAACAACCCGACCACATTCAAGAAGCAAGCGGCAGATGGCCAAAGGATGTTTCGGTAAGCAAGGAGTTTAACCATGCCATTTTTAGCACCAATAGGAGTAGCGTTAGGAGTTGGAACGGCTGCAACCGCTGGAGTAGCAGCAACAGGTGTCCTGGCTTCTTCATTGGTAGGTGGCCTGGCACTTGGAACAGGAATATTAGGGATCGCTTCATCGATCAAAGGGTTGACATCTAAGCCGCCATCACAGCAGCAACAGAGTTTATCACAAGGCGCAGCAGCTAAATCTGGGCCATCCTTTGAAGAACAGCAAGCGAAGGCCAGAGAAGAAGCTATTGACAAACAGCGCAGACGAACCAAAACAACCAAAACATCGCAAGCAACACGCGATGCTCTACTTGCACAACCCAGCACAACTGGGAAAGTGCTGTTAGGCGGATAATGAGTTTCATAGCCAGAATATTTAGACCATCAAGACCAGCGCCAGCGCCAGCCGTACGATCCGCGCCAGCAGCTTTACAGGGTGCTGTTCAAGGCGGAACGTTGGCTCAGAGTGTTTCCCAAGATGTAGGATCCAGCGTTGCTGATCTTGAGAAGCGGCGGCAAAGGAGAGGTGGAACATTGCTGACAGGAGCGCAAGGCGCAGAGTTAGGATCGACCGCCAAGAAAACGCTCGGATGAAAGTTATTGAAGCGAAGCCAGAACATGTTAAGGATTTTGTCATGCTGGTGGAACGCTTCCTTGATGAAGGAATAGATTTTTACGATTGGGGATATTCACTTGAGGATGCGGAAACGACATACTTCCTTTGGATCCGCAATCAAATTGCTCTTTTTCTTGAACACGATGGTGAGATCATTGGAGTATTGGCTGGCCAGATCGGCCCGCATTATTTCCATTTCAAGACATTAGTGTTCTCAGAGTTCATGTTTTACATCGTACCAGAGCAACGGAAGCTGAATCGCAGCTTGTTGTTGATCGGTAAGTGCCAGGACATTTGTAAGCGGATGAAGGTTTCGAAGTTCTGTATGGGCCACACGATGAATAGGGAACCAGAGAAGTTCAAAAAGTTTTACATGCGCGCGGGATTTACGCCGCTTGAAACACATTATGTAAAGGACCTAAATTATGCCAGATCATGTAGCCAATGAGATACCAAGCGAAGGGAAGGTTCGGGCCAAACGTCTTAAAGAGAAGTACGATAAGCTGAACGTTGCCCGCAAGAATTGGGAAAGCTATTGGCAAGAGGTCCTTGAGTTGACGATGCCGCGCAAAGCTTTCATCACCAGGTCCAGGATCATTGGAGATCGGCTTGAAGAAGATGTTTTTGATTCGACCGCGATCCGAGCGAACCAGATCTTGGCCGCTGGATTACAGGGAAACCTAACAAATCCCGCGCAACGATGGTTCCGATTACGGCTGCAACAACCGCTATTAAACGATATTCAAGAGGTAAAGCTTTGGTTGGCTGACACCGAAGATAAGATTTTCGACATACTCAACAGCAGCAACTTCAATCAACAGATCCATGAAGCGTACCTGGATCTCGGATCCGCTGGTACGGCGGTCATGTTTATGGCTGATGATCCAGTGGATATGATCAGATTTGCCACGATCCCGATCCGCGAGGTTGTTATTGGGGAGAATGCAGAGGAACGGATCGACATTGTTTTCCGTAAATACAAGCTGACAGCGCGCCAGGCGTTCGAACGATGGGGTGAAGATGCTGGTGATAATGTGGTCAAAGCGATCACCGCGCGGGATGGCGAGAAGCAATTTGATTTTCTTCATGCTGTATTGCCGCGTGAGAGCGCGAACACAAAGAGTTCCAGGTCCATAGACCTTCCATTTGCATCGATCCATGTGAATTGGGATGAAGATGTTATCGTTCGGGAGAGTGGATTCGCTGAGTTTCCTTATTTCACAACAAGATTTCTAAAGGTTGCGGGTGATGTTTACGGACATTCACCAGGCACAACCATGCTGCCAGACATCAAGATGCTCAATGCGGTGAGTAAGACAATCATCAAAGCATCGCAGAAGGTAGTGGATCCGCCAATATTATTGCCGCATGATGGATTCATGCTGCCATTCAAGCTGACACCAGGCGGAGTAAATTTCAAGACAAGCGGAACACCACAGGATCGCATCGAGTTCTTACAATCACCAGCGAACCTTCCAGTGGGCCGCGAGTTCCAGCAAGATTTAAGAGAGCAGATCAACAGCGGGTTTTTCGTAGATCTGTTTTTAGCGTTATTGGATAAGAGAAACATGACAGCCACAGAGGTAGCGGAGCGAGTTTCCGAACGGATGGTTATGTTAGGACCAACACTTGGCCGCTTACAATCTGAAATGTTGGATCCAGTGGTTGAGAGGGCGTTCGGTATTGCATTACGCAGAGGATTACTTGCACCGCCGCCAGAAGCTTTACAGGAACAGGACCTGGTAATTGAATACATATCACCATTGGCCCTGGCCCAGAAGCGCGAAGGAGTAAATGCGATCGGTTCACTATTACAGTTGGCTGGAAGCATTGCGGGATTTGATCCGCAAGTGGTTGATAAGATCGATGCGGACAAGATCATTGATGAAGCAGCAGATCGGTTCGGAGTAACACCAGACATTGTTCGGGATGCAGAGCAAGTTGCACAGATCCGCGAGCAAAGACAACAAGCAGCGGACCAGGCAGAATTAGCTGCAACAGTTGGACAAGCAGCTGAAGTGGCTAAGACAGGCGCAGAAGCTGGAAAAGCAAATGCAGAAGCCGCAGCAACAGAAGAAGGAGCGGCGAATGCCAGTTAATAAACCTAAACTTACACCAAAGGGAGAAAAAGATATGTCAAAGTATGAAGATTATATGGCGGGCCGTTGCGATAAGCATGGCACACCGATCGATAAAGGAGCGGAAAACAATGCCAAAGAAGCAGCCAGTGAAGTACCGAACACAGCTGAAGCACCAGTTCAAGATGAATCTGGACCAACTGAAGAAGTGGCTGAAGAATCTGAAGCGCAAGCTGAAGAAGATAAATAATGCCAGAAAATGAAGATAGAGTTTATGAGTTAAAGAAAGCATATTCTCGGTTGTTTAAATCAGAGGATGGCCAGGTAGTTCTGGCGGACCTTGAGAAATCATGCTTCATACATCGCACCACAGCTGATGCGGCAGCAAATCAAACGTTTTTCAATGAGGGCAGCAGATCAGTTGTTTTACATATACAGGATAAAATGGATTTAGAAAAACACAAAGGAGATCACAAAGATGAATAAGGACAATCAAAGATCGCTTAACGCGACAATCGGAGATCCTAAAAGGGTTTGGTTTAAGATGTTAAGAAACAATCGCGGGGAAGTTGGCGGCGAAGGTGGCGAAGGTGGAGAAGGTGGCGAGGGCGGAGAAGGTGGAGAAGGCGGAGCGGGAGCAGCGTTATTAACGGAAGGTGAATGGAAGAAGGATTTTGAACCATCGATTCGGGATCATGCTTCCTTATCAACGTTTAAGAGTTCAGCGGACCTGGCGAAAAGCTATGTGAACGCGCAAGGAATGATTGGCAAACAGAAGCTTGCTTTGCCAGACAAAGAATTTGATTTGGCCGCAGAGAACAATCCGCAGCATGAAGCGGTGTTTGATGCAATGGGAAGGCCGAGCGATCCAAGAGCGTACAAGATTCCAGAGAATTTGGAAGCGCCGCAAGGATGGCCAGCAGCGCCAAAAGAACAGATTGAAGCATACCAGGACCTGGCGCATAAGATCGGATTGATGCCGCACCAGGTTGCTGAGTTGTATAAGTTCAATCATGAAGGACAGATTGCCGCGCACAATGCGGGAATTGAAGCGCAGAACAAATTGGCCACAGAAACAGATGGCACATTACGGAAAGAGTTCGGAACAGCGTTTGATGCGAACATGGCTGGAGCGGAAGGGTTGATCAAGAAATATGGTAGTGATGCGCTTAGTGCAAAGATTCAAGGTGGAATTGGAGCAGATCCAGATTTCATTAAGTTCATGGTGAACATTTCAAAGCAGTTTGGTGAAGATGGTATGGCGCAGCTTGGCGATTCAATGCAGAGTGGCGTAATGACACCAGAAGAATCAATGGCAGCAATCAAGAAGATTCGGGGAAATCCAGATCATCCTTATAACAAGGGGAAATTACATCCAGAGAATCAAGCCGCTATTAAAGAAATGGCAGATCTCTATGCAATGGCTTACCCAGAAAAGAAATCTAAGTAAGGACAACCGTAAGGCCCAAGCTTAGGTTATAAATCGGACAATCCCTTGAGGATCCAAAAATTGTGGTAATAGGCCCGAACAATCGGACAACCTACAATATTAAATAACAGGGGGTTAAGATGGCTGATATAACCGAAGCAATGGTTAAGCAGTTCGGATCGAATGTTGAGCAGCTTGTTCAGCAAGGCGGATCCAACTTGCGGGAAGCCGTACGCCTGGAAACTGGAATTGTTGGCGAAGATGCGTTCTTTGAACAACTCGGAGCAACAGCAGCAGTTCTGAAAACCACGCGGCATGGCGATACTCCTTTGATTGATGCAGATCATCAAAGACGTAGAGTATCAATGAAGGACTATGAGTGGGCGACACTTGTAGATAAGCCAGATCGTCTAAAGATTATTATCGATCCAGAGAATGCTTTTGCCGTTTCGGCAGCAATGGCGTTCGGTCGGGCAATCGATGATGAAATCATTACGGCGTATGACGGAGCAGCATCCACTGGAAAAACAGGTTCTGGTTCAGCGAACCTTGATCCAACGGATAACGTTATTGGTGCAAATGCTACTGGCTTGAATCTTACAAAGATTCTACAAGCTAAACAGCGTTTGGATGATAACGATGTTCCAGCTGAAGATCGCATTTTCGTATTAGCACCAGAGCAGTTACGAAACATCTTGAATGTAACAGAGATCACAAGTTCTGATTTCGTTACGGTCAAGGCGTTAGTACAAGGTGATCTTGATACGTTTGCGGGATTCAAATTCATCACTTCAACTCGGTTGCCAGTAAACGCATCGAGCGAGCGATTGAATTTTGCGTATCACAAAACAGGCATCACTCTTGGCATGGCTCAAGACATTATGACAAGAATTGATGAAAGAAAAGATAAATCGTACTCTAACCAGGTATTCCTTTCAATGTCCATCGGAGCAGTTCGTATGGAAGAAGAAAAGATGATCGTGGTTGAGAACGTAGAAGTTTAACCTGGATTAAGAAAGGAGTTCTAAGATGGCTACACTTATTGGCGATAATAGAACAAAAGCTCTTGATCCTACTTCCGACAATGTTCTTGCTAAAGGAACACTTGGCGGGCGAGTAAGGGTTATGAGTGAAAGAATTACGTTCGCAGCGGATGCTTTAACGGACACCGTTGAGTTATTCCGTAATTTGCGGGCTGGATCTCGGATCTTAGGATTAGAGATTCATAATGCAGCATTAGGTGCTGGAACAACTTTGGATATTGGGGATAGTGATACAGCGGACCGTTATACGGCTGCTCCTATTGCTATGGACACCGCAGCATCTGAAAACGGACCATTACCAACGGCAGCGTTGAATTATGTGGTTGGTACTAATGTTGGGGATGATCTAATTGTGGCAACTTTGGTTGCTGGTGCAGTTTGGACAGGCCAATTAGATGTGAACCTTTATTACACCGAGGACTAATAAGTTTGGGGTAGGTGGCCCTGGTAGCTGGTGCTATCAGATCAGCATTCTATCATCCCATCTACCCCAACTTTAAAGGAGAGATATGTCGAGTTTAGCATCAGAAGTGGATATTGCGAATTTGGCGTTGACCGACCTCGGTGCGAAGCGTATCACAGCATTAACAGATGATACGGAGAATGCCAGACAGATCAACGTTATATTTGAACATTTTCGGGATGAAGTGTTACGCGCGCATCCTTGGAATTTCGCAACCAGCCGAATACTATTGAACCAAACAGCAAACACGCCGTTATTTGGATGGTCTTATGAACATCAAATTCCAGGTGATGTGTTGTCGATTCTTTCGACAGAAGCGTATGATGTGAAGTTTATAGTAGAAGGCGATAAGGTCCTATCGAATGATACGCCGTTAAATGTAAAGGTAATTTCGCGGATCACTGATACAACAAAGTGGTCCACAGATTTTGTTACATGTTTCTCAGCCAGGTTATCGGCAGAGTTGGCATATTCGATCGCTAATTCAGCTTCCTTACAAGAGCGTAAGTTTGCGCTTTACCAGGAGAAGTTGAGATTGGCTAAAGGCCGCGATGCGGTAGAAGGAACGCCGCCAGCATTGGTTGTGGATGAATGGGTAATATCCAGATTCCCAGGCCGAACCGACAGATCACGATTGTGATATGCCGAAGTTTACGCCAATACTAAC